TTGACGTACTCGCCCGTCTGCGTGAGTATCAAGATTAGCGCGTTAATATCTGTTTCTAGACTAATAGCCATCTGAGTCGGTTATTACAAAGCAAATATCAAAGTTAATACTGAATTCAACGTTGTTGCCAGGAGAGCCTCTGAACGAAACTGGCTCATGTCTTGGTCTTAGGTATTTGACAAAAATGCTATCAAGCTGAATCTCGGATAAATTAAGTTCTTTAAATATGTTTCTCGCAATAGCATCGCCACTCAAATACTTCTGAGCATGAGTTCTTACAATAACTTGGAAAGAAGTTTTTCTGTATTCTGGCAATTCATAATCTACTTTCGTGCCGCCTAGAGGTGAACGCACTAAAACGCCCGTTTCTATTTCCGCTGGGAATGAATGTAAGAATAGGTCAGTGCCAGACTTAGCTAAGCCTGCATCTTCTATTAGCTGAGCGATTGGAACGAGATTCACTTATGACCCCCAGATATTACATAAAAGTTGATAGTGGTCTAATTTGCCAGTAATTGAATATCTTGGAAACTTGCCTACTACTCTAAGCTTAAACCCAGAGACATCTACAAAGTCGTTAAGCTGAGCCTTTGTTGTAGCCACAAGCAATAATTCGGCATCTACAATCATCTCTTGTGCCGCCCCTCTTGAGGCTGAAGAGTCTGCACGAACGCTCGTTGGAAGAATCTTGTTAGCAATTTTAACAATTGCACATTTTTCTTTGTAAGAAACGCCAGGCGTAGGCTGACCGTATAGGTCTAACCCGCCATGCTTAGTAACTACACAACTTAAATTAGGAATGAATAACATTGGCGACCACCGTAGCTTTAGAATTAGGGTGAAATAGCTGAGCAAAGGTTTTAACTTGTTCTGCGTTTGCTGGATTAAACACTACACCGTTATTAGCATGGTTAGTGTCGGGGTAAAGAATCTTCGCCTGAAAACCTTGCTGAACTAATATATCTAACGTAGTAACGAAGTAAGCGTCAACGGCGAAAGCCCTAACTAAGCCTTTAACGTAAGCTGTTGGGTCGAGCGCCCTTCCACGAGCGTCTTTTACTCGATAGTCAAACTCTCTATCGGTAAAGCCAACTTTCTGCCCAAATAACGCACTACTGCGAAGTTTCTGTTGGTAATATCGAATTGAATCGCTAGTTAATGCGTCAAGTCTAGTAATCAGCATCTCACGTAGCCCCACAACGCGATTTAAAGCGGTCTCAGACACGCCATTCGTAGTAAGTGCTACATAGTCATCAATATGTCTTAATACGCTGTTGTAGAAGCGGCTAGACTGCATTAGAGACTCTCTTGCAAACGAAGTTACAGAAAGTACATCAGTCTTGCCGTCTGTTGCTTTTTTAAGATAAAGCGCATAGATAGAGCGATGGAATAACTCATAGCTCACCGCGATATTGTCTGTTACAACATCACGATTCATCTTTAGCCTCTACCAATTCTTTTAGTAAACGTTATGTAGTAGCTTAGGTACGATAAAGCTCTTTTGCATACTGGTAGCATTAGTGGTTTGCCGCTTCGGTACATTTGAGAAACTTCACCGATACTAGAACTCATCAAGCCAGCTTCACGCTGTTCTTTAATTGGGTCACCACCTAGAATTGCGTCAGCCTCAACGACTTGAGCCAATCTAAGTTTCTTCTTTAATCTTTCTGGCAAAGCTACATACTGAACGGGGTCAATTAACTCCAAAGTTCCGTTAAGAAATCGCATGTCGCCAAATGGAGCAATGTTTGATTGGTCAAAGTAGTCTGTTAGTAGTCCAAAGTTTAATTGATTGATACGAAGTCTCGCGTCCATCAATGCTGTAATTCTGTCTTGTTCTGAGGCATCGTTCCAGCCTGGAATGTCTGATATTTCTAAAGCCGTCAATAATGACTGCGCGTAGGTTTGAAATGAATTACCGCCTACGACGAGCACCTCTGACGCTTCAATTACGTAAGGGTATCTGATAGTAATCTGATTAGTGTCTTCGGTTAGGTATAGCTCAATATTTCTAAGCTCTCTAATGTTGCCAGCGACTAATTGATTGCTAACTGTAGGAACAGTAATTACCGCCTCTGTGCTGCCAGTAGAAAATGTGCCTAAAACTGTCGGCGCTACAATCTCTAGCTCATCTTGGTTTACAACACGATAGGAAATCGCGCTAACGTTGAACGTATTGCCGTTAACGTCAACCAGAGGGACAACGAGAGTTACGTCTGAATTAGCGCGAAATATTTCCATAATTATTTACCTTCTTGAGCTTTTAAGATGCCATCAATTAACTCTTTAATTGATTTGCCTTTAACTTTTAGCTCGTCAGCAATAACGCGTAAACCACCAACGCCATCTTTGTCAGCTATCTTACCTAACTGAGCTTCGCTGTAGCCTGTATCTGCAATTACTTGGTTAGCTGTAACTTTCTTTTCAATTACGCCGCCTTTTGGAGTAACGACTCTACCGTCAGCGACAAGAGGCGCTGGAGTATTTGCGTTATCTAGAATACTTTGTGTAACGCTTGGAGATGTACCGTCTTCCCAAGTAACACGCATAACGCAACTTAATTTAACTGCGTCAATAACTAAAACTTCATTTGTAGATAGTCCATTTTCAAAGAAAATAACGCCCATCTGACCTGTGTAGGTTTCAAAACCAGCTTCTTCTAATTTTACTTTCATCGCTTTATCCTTTACATGAAAAAGGGGCGAGCCATTCGACTCGCCCCGTTTTGTCGTCACCAGTGACTAGTATCGCGATTAGATGTTAGTAACACCTTGTAAGCGAGCTAGAGACTTAGTTGATTTAAGAGCCAAACCTGCATACCATTACAAACGGATACGTGTAGCATCCTTGTTTTGAACAGTACCAATGTTTTCAACTACTAAACCAGCATTGTCACCACCGTATAAACCATGCAAGCCATCAACTTCGTTTAGGCGAGCTGCGTAGATAGAAGTAGTTAATGAGTTAGTACCTTGAGTTTCATTGCCAGGCAACCACTCGTTCATGATGACAGGGATGCCATTATGAGTAAGCATTGGACGGCCAAAATTCTCTAACTGTTGCATTACTGCATCAGTACCGTAAGTTGCGCGAAGCAAAGCACGGAAAGCACGAATTGAACCACGACGCATTACGATAACATCTGGGCCATTAGGCACAGCGTCACATAATTGGTCAAGCATAGTCAATGTCAAAGCGTTGCCGTTAGTACCAGCGCTAACCACTTGGTCACTTGCGTTAAGAACTGATAAACCGTCAAAAGCTTTTGCATTTACAGCAGAATTGCCTGTAGCAACAGTTTGCTGGAACGCATAAGCCAAAGCTTTAGCTTTCTTAGCAATCTGTACAGCCATTTGGTCGTTAGTATCGCCCATAGTTGTTTGTAAGAATTTGTCAACATCTACGTCGCCAGCAAGGATACGTAATTTAGTAACAATTTCAGTGAACGTCGCGGCACTTTCAGAAACAGTGTCGTTAGGGTCTAAAAAGTCTGCTGTAGGTAAAGTGTTTTCACGGTTGTAGACATAAGCCTTACCTTGAACACCAACGAATGGGAGAACTGCAAATAAATCATCACGAGTGATAATTTGGTCAATCACACCAGAGATAAGCTGATTATTACTCAGTTTCTCGGCTTCAACTCTAAGAAGAGCCATAATTTTACTCCTTAATTTTAAAAGTTAAATTTGAAACAGTAAGTAACTCGCTTAACTCACTCATGACTTACTATATCACACTTCCACTAGGTTTGCCAAGATTTTTAAGTCCTGCGGCAATCCTACTAATGCCATCTAATTCCAAGCTTTTAGGGTCGACTTTGCCAGTAGGTTTATTACTGTCAGAGCCAGCACCAGACTTAGCCTTAGATTTAAACAAAAAGTCTTTCTCAGGGTCAGTTTCGATAATCTTACGAAGAGCATCGTCGAAGCCAACGTTATTGCCGTATTGGTCAACAATTGCGGTTCTACTATCTGCACCTTTAGGTTTATCGTAACCAATAACCTTGCCGTCTATGACGTCAAAGTGGTCGCCATAAATCACACGAGCCTTGCTAGAGGTTAATGTAAGTTCCTCGCCAATTAGCTTAGATTGACTAAACTGAGTGCCGATAGATAAATCATTAATAGTTGAAAGGGCTTTCTGAAGATTTGCTTGGGTTTCGGTAACGCTAGTTTGGAGTGTTTCAATCTCTTTACCGTGTTCTTCTGCCATGCGCTGTTTTAGTCTATCCCAGTCGCCTTTAGCTTCAAGAGATTGCTTTTCGGCTGTCTCTCGTTCTTTTAGCATACCGCGAACTGCATCAGCATCAATGCCTTCAAATCTTTTGAGTTGTTCTTTCGCTTGAACAAGCTCAGCCTGTGTCTTATCTAAAGATTCTTTCTTCTTCATTACTTCTTTTAGAAGACGAGCCTCTTCGTCAGACAACTTACCTTTTCCATCATTACTGCCATCTGCCTTACCATCATCACCAGCTTTTTTACTATCATCGCTAGCACCATCGCCAGCTTTTCCAGCATCAGCCGCTTTACTTGAATCGTCATTGGCTCCGCTGCCGCCAGCACTACCATCAGTACCATCAGAAGCTTCATCCATATAACGTGCTAATAAATTACGTGTAAATTTGCTCACTATTACGCCTTTCGACCACTCTCTCGGTCACTTATTAAAAAAACTAACGATTCTCTTCGTTAGTGCCTACTGAGCGTTTTGTCCACCAGTGTTGTTTAACTCTGATTGGGCAAAACTACCCTGAAGATTGGAAGTAACCTCTGACATTGTTGGAGGCCACTCATTATTAATTTCAGCCACAATTTTCGAGCGAAGGTCGCGGGCTAACTGTGGGAATAACTTGTCAACTAAGGACAGCATTTGTTCTCTACGAACACTTGATGGCGCTTCTACAAGAAGCAATCTTGCTGACATATCGAATTCATCGAATACGCTACGAGTATCAAAGCTATCAGGATAAAAAACTAAGTCTTCTTTGATTTGGTCATATTGACCATTCCACAAAGCCACTAGTAATGTAATTTGATTTTCAACTCGCTCTAAGCTATCTGCTTTAGACGTTAAAAGCGCGTTTACACGCTCAAAGTCGAATGCTTTAGCGACGCCAGAGCTGTTATCGATACCGACAGCGTTATCTTGTTTGGTGCGCTCACCAGCTAGCCCAACCGTATGGTAAATCTCGTTGATAATCTTATTGATTGCCGCGAGGATTAACTCAGCTTGTTTAGGGTCTGGAGAAAGATAGAACG